ATGAAAGTCAAATATGCGCCAGCGCCGGATGCCCAAAACGGTAACAAGACCCTGGACGCCAAATCCATTAAAGACATCCGGGAGATGCTCATATTATGATACAGCCAGGGAATGCCATATGTATCCCGGATGACCCAAGACGGGTATTTCTGCCATTTCAGCGCCGGTGGATTGATGATTCATCCCGGCTCAAGCTCATGGAAAAATCCCGGCAGATCGGGGTGTCCTGGAGTACGGCCGATGCCTGCGTTGAGAGGACCGCAGCAAAAGAAAACCGGCATGATCAATGGATATCCAGCCGGGACGAGATCCAGGCAAGGCTTTTCCTTGAAGACTGCAAGCGGTTTGCCTCCATGTATGATGCCGCAGCCAAGGATCTGGGGTCCGTTATCATTGATGAAGACAAAAAGATTACCGCCTATGTCATGTCCTTTGCAAACGGTAAGCGCATCCATTCCATGAGTTCCAACCCGGACGCCCAGGCCGGCAAACGAGGCGGCAGGGTCCTGGACGAATTCGCCCTTCACCCGGACCCAAGAAAGCTTTATTCAATTGCCTACCCCGGCATCACCTGGGGCGGTCAACTGGAAATCGTTTCCACCCACCGGGGCAGCGCTAATTTTTTTAACGAGCTGGTGGAGGATGTCAAAGAACGGGGCAATCCCAAAGGCTTTTCACTGCATACCGTGACCCTTCAGGATGCCCTGGATCAGGGTTTTTTGTTCAAGCTTCAGCAGGTTCTGTCGGAGGATGATGAACGCATGGCCATGGATGAAGCGCAATATTTTGAGTTTATCCGCAAAGGCTGTGCATCGGAAGAACAGTTTCTCCAGGAATACATGTGTCAGCCGGCCGATGATGAAGGGGCCTTTCTGACCTATGACCAGATTGCTGCCTGCGAATACCGGCCAGGTGATGAATGGGAGCTGACCGGCACGGAAAAACAATTGTATCTGGGGGTGGATGTGGGCCGCACCAGCGACCTGACGGTCATGTGGCTCAATGAAAGAGTGACGGGCAATCATTTTACCCGCAAGGTCATCACCCTTCAGGGCCGGACATTTTCAGAACAGGAGGAAATCCTTTATGAGCTTTTGGCCAATCCGGTGGTTAGGCGGACCTGCATTGATTCGACGGGTCTGGGTATGCAGTTTGCTGAACGCGCGACAGAGAAATTTGGCACTTACCGGGTGGAGGCGGTCCGGTTTTCGGCCCAGGTTAAGGAAGAGCTGGCCTATCCGGTACGGGCTGCCTTTGAAGACAAGGCCGTCAAGATCCCCAGGGATGACAAGATCCGGGCGGACTTAAGAGGCATCCGCAAAAAAACCACAGCTGCAGGCAATATCCGGTTTGAAGCGGACCGGGGACCGTCGGGTCATAGTGACAGATTCTGGGCACTGGCATTGGCCATCCATGCGGCATCAGATCCGCCCGGTGAAGTCAAATACGAATCCACCATCAAACGTCGATTTTCCCGACCAGGAGCCTGGTAATGATAACGCTATATGATCAGTTCGGACGGCCCATACAGCGGCCGGAAAAGAAACCGGATAGACGGCCCCTGGCGGCTGCTCCCCTGACCAATGCATTCCGGGATTATGTGGCTGACGGGCTGACGCCGCAGCGCCTGGCAGGCATTTTAAAGGAAGCCGATGCCGGAGATCTGAGACGTCAGGCCGAACTCTTTGACCAGATCGAAGAAAAGGACGCGCATATCATCGGTGAAACCAGCAAGCGCAGAAACGTCATCCTGGATGCCGAGTTTGAAGTCACCCCGGCCAGTGAGGACAGGCGCGATGTAAAGGTGTCCGAGGATGTTGAATTGATGCTTTCGGAGATCACGGACTGGGCTGATGTGCTGGTATCCATGCAGGATTCCGTCGGCAAGGGGTTTGCCTCCTTTGATCTGAAATGGGAGATATCCGAGGGCCAGGCATGGGTGGGGGATTTTGATTTTCTGGAACAGAAGCGCTGTCTTTTTACGGATAGTGCAGGAGTCCTTTCCCGTGTGCCGAGACTGATTACGGATGAGAGCCCCATGGGTATGGATATCCCGGCATGGAAGGTGATGATGCACCGGTATGGCGGAAAATCCGGCCATGTCACCCGGTCCGGGATCTACCGGATCTGTGCATGGTGGTATCTGTTCAAGAACTATTCCATCAAAGACTGGGTGGTGTTCTGTGAGGTTTACGGCATGCCGCTGCGCCTGGGCAAATATGACTCAGGGGCCACACCTGAAGATAAGAATGCCCTTGAGATAGCTGTCCGGGCACTGGGCTCTGATGCGGCCGGGATTATCTCCAAAGCCACGGAAATCGAGTTTATCACCGGCAGTAAAGGTTCGGTATCCGGAGACCTGTATGAAAACCTGGCCCGGTTCGGCAATAAGGAAATGAGCAAAGCCATCCTTGGCGCCACACTGACGGCAGATTCGGACGGCAAAGGCAGTTATGCCCTGGGCAATGTGCACAATGATGTGCGGATCGACCTGATCAATGCCGATTGCCGGGCCATTGCCGCCACGGTCCGGACCCAGCTCATCCGTCCCTATGTGGGGTTCAACTACGGCTGGGATACGCCCATCCCCAAATATATGGGCCGGTTTAAAAAAGAAGATCTTGCCGCAGGCGCGGAGATCCTTGATAAATTTGCCGACCGGATGGATATCCCGGTGTCCCATGTCCGGAAAAAATACAATATTCCTGAGCCCCAGAAAGGCGAAGAAATACTTCGGGCAAAAACAAGCCCAATTTCAGCCCGGCTTGAAAACGGACCCTGCTATATAGCCGGAGCCTCAAACCCTGCCGAGAATCGAATTCTCGACACCACAGACCTGATTTCCGGCAGGCTGGAGGATGAGACTGATGTTCATATTCTGGGGATGCTGAAAGCGGTGAAAAATATCATGGCGGATTCAGGGTCCCTGGAAGAGGTCCGGGAGAAACTTTCCGGGGCCTTCCCGAAAATGGATACAGCGGATCTCGGTGAACTGATTGCAAAAGCCATGATGACATCCAGCCTGATCGGCAGGCAGGAGGTGATGGATAATGAGTAACCTGAAGGTCACAAGTAAGATCACCCGGGAATACGGAGGCAGGCCATTTGATGAAGCTATTGCCTTTTTCCGGCAGAAACTGAATATCCCCACAGAGCATTGGGATGATCTCTGGAAGGAACAGCACGCAAAAGGTTTCATGGTTGCAGGCGCCATGAAAGCAGAACTGCTTACAGACCTTCGGATTGCTATGGATAAAGCCATTTCTTCCGGCACCACCCTGAAAGATTTCAGAAAAGATTTTGACAAGATTGTTGAGAAGCACGGCTGGATTTACAAGGGCGGCCGCAACTGGCGGACCAAGGTTATCTATGACACTAACGTGAGAACAGCATATATGGCCGGCCGGTATCAGCAGATGACAGACCCGGACGTAACTGCGCTCAGGCCTTATTTTCTATACCGGCATGGAGACTCCAGAAACCCAAGGCCTCATCATCTTGCTCTTGATGGACTGGTGCTTAGGTATGATGATCCGTTCTGGAAAACCCACTACCCGCCCAACGGGTGGGGCTGCAAATGCAAGGTGCTCTCTTTGAGCAAACGGGATCTTGCAAAGATGGGCAAGACCGGGCCGGATAAGACCCCGGAAATCGAAACCAGGACCTATGAAGATCGCAACGGCAATAAAAGCCAGGTGCCGGTGGGGATTGATCCGGGATTTGATTATAACGTGGGGAAGGCTGCATGGGGAAGCCGTATATCTCAGACAGCCATGGATGCCTGGCGAAAGCAGGGCTCAGGGGCCTGGGAAAAACTGAGCGCTGGAAATTATATCACCCTGGGCCGTCCCGAGGTTATCCCGGCGGATACACCGGTTGCCGCTGTCAATCACAAAGCAGATACGTCCATCCCGGGCATGCAGAAAGACATTGAATCTGTCATTGGAGGATCTGAGCGGATATTTTCGTTTTCTAAGGGTGAGATGTCCTGGGATGTGATGGTAAATGCATCGGTTCTGGCCGAGCATATTGACCCTGCCCGGGCAAAATATATTCCCTTTTTGCCGGAAACCCTCTTCGACCCTTTCGAGATATGGATGGCATTTGAAAAGCACAAAGGGACGGGAAAAGTAGTCTTGAGGCAGAGAATCATCAAGGGCATCGACATGGGCAGAAAGCAAGGTATGTTGGTAGTGACAAATTCAGTGAACGGGGTCATGGAGGCCTGGACCATGATCCCGTCAGAAAGAATTAAATACCTGCAAAATCAAAGATACGGAGAATTGGTATGGAAAAGAAATTAGGGCCTCACTTCCCAGGATTAAGCGGGCAGATAGTGAAACCTGTGGGTTCCTGGACCAGTTTTCACCACCTGGCAATAAATTAACACAGGCAGAAAGGAATCGCAATGCATAACCCAAAGGTCACACATAAAATTTTACACCTGATATCCAAATTTTTAGACGACAAAACCGCTCCGGAATGGATGCTTCTGTTTGCCGCCGGATGGGGCACCCTGGCGACGGGAGAAAAGTTCCTGGTGGACCTGGAAGCCTTTGGCCTGATCCAGGCGAACATTGCGTCCAGAGGCAATGAAGTGGTGTTTGATTATGAACACGCTTCGCTGGAAAAACAGGCGGCGCCGGCGTCTGGTTGGATAAAAGAGCTGGCCTGGGAAGACGGCGCCGGTATTCGGGCCAGAGTGGACTGGACCGAAGCTGCAGCAAAATTCATAGCCGCCAAAGAATACCGGTATTTTTCCCCTGTTTTTTATGTACGAAAGAGTGACAGCCGGGTCTGTGGTCTGGATAGTGTGGCCCTGACAAACAGACCGAAAACAACTTATTTAACACCGATCCTGGCAAAACTTTCCGCTGGGGTCATCAACAAGGAGGAAGAAATGGATCGAAAAAAATTAATTGCAGCCCTGGGGCTGAAAGATGATGCAACCGATGCCGAGATCCTGACAGCAGTTGCAACCCTGGGCATCAAACTTCCCATGACAAAGGAAGTGACAAAGGAGGTGGTGCCAGGCGCCATCATTGCCGCCCTGGGGCTGAAAGACACGGATGACACATCCACCATCGTGGCCGGTATACATGCCCTGAAACAGGCCGGTACCGGTGCGGTGTCCCGGGATGAGTTTGATGCCCTGCAGGCCAAACTGGCGGAACGGGATGCAACCGATGCCGTGGATGCAGCCATGAAGACCGGCAAAATTGCGCCGGCTCAAAAGGACTGGGCAATAAACTATGCCAGGCTGGACCTAAAAGGATTCAATACTTTTGTTGCCATGGCGCCGGCGGTGATCCCGGTGAATCAGTTGCCGGGCTATACACCTGAAACCGACACCACGATTCGAAACGATGCCGTGGCCCATGTGGCGTCACTCATGGGAGTAGATCCGGCAGATATCAAAAAATATGGGGAGGATACAAAATGACGGCATTAACAAAAGACCGGGATACCCGGAAAAAACCCGGCCAACTGGGAGAGGGGCCGGTGGCGGCATCCGCCTTAATTTACGGCGGGGCAATAGTCTGCATGAACGCAGGCGGATATCTCATCAAAGGCAGCGATGCGGCCGGATTGACCATCGCCGGGATATCCACAGGCAGGTTTGATAATTCAGCCGGGACAAACGGGGCACTTACCGGAGTCTTTGAACGGGATGGGCTCCATCTTATGAATTTAGGCACAGTCATCACCCAGGCCAATGTCGGAGATCCGGTCTATGTGGTGGACGATCAGACCGTTGACCTTGCGGATAACGTAATCCATTTTATCCTGGCCGGCGTGATCGCGGAAATGTTTACCACCACCCTGGCTTATATCGATATTGCTCCGGCCATCGAACTGCAGGATGTGTTTACCCAGGTTCCGACAGATATCACAGACCCGGGCAATGCCGGCGCGATTGCAGTGACCCGGTCCGGATGCTGTGCCATCACAACGGCCGGGGCGGAGACAAGAACTCTGGCGGTCCCGGCCAAAACCGGAATCAAGCTTTCCATATCCATGGATGTGGACGGCGGTGACTGCGTGATTGCAGCGGCATCGGCCATCAACCAGACCGGCAACAACCGGATCACCCTGAACGATGCCGGAGACACCATTCTGCTTGAGTCTGTAAAAAAGGCCGGGGTGATCATCTGGCGGATCAGCGCTAACGACGGGTGCACCCTGGCAACGGTATAGCCTTTAACCTAATTTACACAGGAGGATTTACAACATGTTAGTAAACAGAGCGAATATAGAGGCGGTCTTCATCACCTTGAAAACCGTTTTCAACAAGGCGTTTAGCGTCGCTCCCAGTCTGTGGGAAAAAACCACAATGAAGGTGCCGTCCGGCGGATCACAAAATGATTATTCCTGGCTGGGCCGGTTCCCGAAGATGCGCAAATGGATCGGGGACAAGGTTTTCAGGAAGCTGTCCGCACATAAATACACGGTTGCCAATGATGATTGGGAGGCCACTGTGGCGGTGGACCGTAACGATATTGAAGATGATAATATCGGGATTTACAGCCCCATGGCCCAGGATGCAGGGTTTTCCGCAAAACAGCTCCCGGATGAAATTGATGCGGATCTGAAAAATAATGCCTTTACCCAGAAATGCTATGACGGGCAGTATTTCTATGATACGGATCACCCGGTGACCAATGCCAATGGTGTGGAATCGTCCGTATCAAACAAAGGAACATCTGCCCTGTCATCTGCAAGCGTTGCAGCCGTGACAGCATCTTATGGAGCTGGACGCCTGGCAATCATGAGTTTTACAGATGATGAAGGCCGTCCCCTGGGACTGGTTCCGGATCTGCTTGAAGTTCCGCCTGCCCTGGAAGCCACGGCCCGGATGATCTGTGAAAGCGACAAGCTTGAAGATGACAAGCCAAACCCTTACAAGGGAACGGCCACCTACATGGTCAATCCACGTATCACCAGCTCAACACAGTGGATGCTGCACTGCACCAGGCAGCCTCTGAAACCTTTTATTTATCAGGAACGAAAAGCCCCTGTGTTTGTCAAACAGACAGACCCGGAAACGGATGATGTGTTTTCCCGAAAGCAATTTAAATTCGGGGCAGAAGCAAGGGCTGCGGGCGGGTATGGATTATGGCCGCTTAGCTATGGCTCCACCGGCGCCGGCTCATAATAATATCAACTAATTTTAAAAACCCCAGAGAGAGGGTGCAGGGGGCGCCTCCTGCACCCATATTATAAGGAGGCAATATGATAATGATACGATCCCTTTATGAAGGGTTCAGACGCGCCGGCCAGTCCTTTACAACAAAACAGCAGCAGCAATTTTCTGACGATCATTTTACCGAAGATCAGCTTGTTGCCCTTGAAACCGAACCCATGCTGGAAGTTAAAATACTGCCGGATCTGCCAAAACCGGACCCGGCAGAAGAGGTAGATACCAGGGCGGTTTTGGAAGGGCATACCGTGGCCAGGCTGAAAAAAGAGTGCGATGCCATGGGTATTGAATACCCGGCAAATGCCACAAAAGCCGTACTGGTTGAATTGCTTCTTAAAAACACCGCACCGGCACCGGAGGTATGATGTACTGCACCCTCAATGACATACTGGACATGATGGATGAGGCGGAAATCATCCGGTACACGGATGATGATGATACCGGCGCTGTCAATACCGCTGTGACGGATAAGGCAATTACCGGGGCAGGCGCTTTGATTGAGTCTCACCTGGCGGTCCGGTACACCGTTCCCGTATCACCGGCGCCGGATATTGTCCGGGAGCTGGCCGTGGATATTGCCATCTATAAAATTCAAAGCAGGCGGGGCCAGTCCCCGGAAGAAATCCGTAAAAAATATGAGGATGCAATTAAATACCTGGAAAAGGTTGCATCCGGAAAAATCATTCTTCCCGGGGCATCGGCCGCCCCAACCGGCATTGGATCAGATGCCGTGACCATCACAACCAGCACCCGGATTTTCAGCCGGGAATCCATGAAAGGATACTGATATGGCCGGGGATGGCGTTCTTTATACATGGGATGACAAGGATCTTCAGGACATGATTGCCAAGGGCATAGGGCGGATCAATGATATGACGCCCGTCATGAAAAATTTTGCTGACTATATGGTCCTGCAGACAGACACCCGGTTCAGGGACGAAGAAGCTCCGGACGGGTCCGGGTGGCAGGAATTGAAGCCTGCGACATCGGCCCGGAAAGAAAAAATGAAGGGCGCCATAAACAAGATTCTACAGCAGGGTGGATATCTTCGCCTGGTGCATCCGCATCATGACAAGGACAGCGCCGGAGTGTTTTCCGACCGGGTATATGCAGCCATCCATAACCGTGGCGGCTTTGCAGGGCCGGGAAGGAAAGTAAAGATACACAAGCGTGAATTTCTAGGATTTAACGATGCAGATATTCAGGAATTTGTCGAGACCTGCAAAGACTGGATCATCATGGGACGGAGGGCATAATGAAAGGACTGCTTCTTGCGATTAAAAACGAATTGTCAGGCTTGTTCACAGGCCTTAGGGACAGTGACATCTATTTGCTGCCGGATGCAAACATCCTTCCGGATGGCGCACGCCTGCCCTGCATCGGCATCAAGGACGGTAAAACAGGCATCTCAGAGCTGCCCTGCGACACACTTTTAAACACCTTGCCGGTTGAGGTCTACTGCTTTGACAAGCTGGTTTCGGGGGATGACTGTATTTTGGATTTTCTGGACAAAGGCAAGTTGATTTTTGATAAACTCAGGGGCAACGACCTTACCGGATATGTCCGGGAGGTGTCCCCCATCTCGGCAACGCCCATAGATTTGATGTACACCAAAACAGGCCTGATCCTGAGAAAAGGCTATTTTTTTGAATATGAAAAACTGGAGGAATAACCCATGTATAAACTAAAAAACGGCCAGGAGGCGTTTGAGATCGTTGACGGTCCGGATGCAGGCCTGAAGTTTGAAAGAGAAAAAACCTATGCAGAGGCGCCCAAAGGCTATGAGTCCCGGTTTGAAAATAT